ATGGAACGCTTGTTGCCACACAATTTAGAGGATTATTGCCGTGTGTTTGCTATATCTTTTTTTGAAATTCGCATGCCATGTTTGTTCTGTAAATTTACTGTACCTACTGTTGATTTAGCTAGCTTTCATTGTAAACAGCTGCGTTTAGTGTGGAGGGATTCTGCATGTTTTGCATGTTGTGGTAAATGTATACGCTTGCTCGCTAAACACGAATTTGATCATTATTGTATTTGTGTTTGTAAAGGGACAACATTAGAACATTTGTGTAAAAAGGATTTAGCTTCTGTTATTGTTAGATGTGTTGAATGTCTATCTTTACTAGATTTTGCTGAAAAACTTTATTGTGACCGTAAGGGGTTACCATTTTATCTGGTTCGAACGCATTGGAGAAATTGTTGTAGAAATTGTTTACGAAAGGATGATTGGGAACAGTGTGAATATTAGAGACATAGAACTTAATTTAGAAGCATTAGTCCTCCCAGAGAATTTGTTGAGTGACGAATCTTTGTCACCCGATTTGGTACCTGAAGAGGAGGAGCAACAGGCTTATAGAGTTGACACCTGTTGTAGTACTTGTGGAACAGGTGTCCGTCTCTCTGTTTTGGCCACAAGGTCAGCCATCCGTACCTTAGAAGGACTACTGCTTCAAGAATTAAGTTTATTTTGTCCACAGTGTTCCAGACTCCATTTGCAACATGGGAGATCCCGATAAAGGTACTGACATTAATACATTTGATGCTTTAGAAGGTGGTAGTGATTGGTACCTGGTATCCCAGGCTGAATGTAGTATAGATACAATAGAAGATCTCTTTGAAACCAGTACAGATTCTGTGTCTTGTATCTCTAACCTTATAGATGATGATGAGGTAGATCAGGGAAATTCCCTGGCATTATTCAATGAACTGTTAACTGAAGACAGTAATAGAGCTGTAGCAGATCTAAAACGAAAGTTCAGAAGCAGTCCTCCGGAGGCAGTGGAAAGTTTAAGTCCTAGACTGGAAGCTGTGCACATAACTCCAGAAAAAGCATTCAAAAGACGTTTGTTTCACGACAGTGGGATTGAACAAGATGAAACTGAGAATCTTACTGAGAAGGTAGTAGAATCTATACAGGAGACAGAATCTATTGATAATGTACAGGAGCAGCCAGATTGTATTGAATTGTTTAAATCTAATAATTGGAAGGCTACATTACTATATAAATTAAAAGAGCAATTTGGTATTTCATTTAATGAATTAACAAGGAGCTTTAAAAGTAATAGGACATGCTCAGAAACATGGATAGTAGCGGCTTACAATGCTCGAGAAGAAACATTAGAAGCTTCTAAAATTCAATTGCAGCAGCATTGCGAGTTTTTTCAAGTAATTATATATGGATTTTGTGGGTTATATTTATGTGTGTTTAAATCTGCTAAATGTAGAGAAACAGTAGAAAAATTATTTATAGCTATACTAGGTGTGGCTGCAATGCAATTATTAAGTGAACCACCACGTACTCGGAGCGCTGCAGTAGCTTTATACTTTTTTCAGAAAAGCTTAACTAACTCATCATTTAAGTTTGGAGATTTTCCTGACTGGATTAGAAAGCATACACAATTAAATCATGAAACAGCTGCAGCAGCAGATACCTTTGAATTAGCAGAAATGGTTCAATGGTGTTATGATAACAACTATACAGAAGAGCCAATTATTGCTTATAGATATGCAATGCATGCAGATGTAGATAAAAATGCTGCAGCCTTTCTAAAAAGTAATCATCAGGCTAAATATGTTAAAGACGCTTGCATCATGGTGAAATATTATAAACTGCAGGAAATGAGAGAAATGACTATGTCAGAGTGGATTTGGAAATGTTGTGATGAGTGTAAAGATGATGGAAACTGGAAAACAATTGCAATGTTGTTTAGATACCAGCATGTTAACTTTTTAAGTTTCTTATGTGCTTTACGAGCACTATTTAAGCAAATACCCAAGAAAAACTGTTTAGTATTTTATGGTCCGTCAGACACGGGTAAATCATATTTTTGTAATACATTAATTAGATTTTTGAAGGGCAGTGTTGTATCTTTCATGAATAGGCAAAGCCATTTCTGGTTGCAAAATCTTATTAATACAAAAATAGGTTTTCTAGATGATGCTACTCTGCCTTGTTGGCTGTTCATGGATACTAACATGCGCAATGCTTTGGATGGCACCCCTGTATGTTTGGATGCAAAACATAAAGCCCCAACGCAAATTAGATTACCTCCTTTACTTATTACTACTAATGTTTGTGTAGAGAATGAACCAAGCTTAAAATATTTAAAAACAAGACTAACAATATTTACCTTTCCAAATCCTTTGCCTTTTAATCCAGATGGGTCCTTAGTATATGAAATTACTAATGAGACCTGGGCCTCTTTTTTTAGAAAACTTGGAATGCAGATAGATTTGACCCCAAAGGAAGATATCCAAGATGAATCAGGCCGACCTGACAAGGCGTTCAGATGCACTACAAGAGAGACTATTGAATCTTTATGAAAGTGGTGCTAAAACAGTGGAAGCACAAATTGAGCATTGGCAACTTGTTAGAAAAATTAATGTGCTATATTATTATGCTCGCCAAGAAGGCTATTCCCATTTGGGTTTGCAACCCCTTCCTAGCTTACAGGTGTCAGAATATAAGTCCAAAGAAGCTATACATTTAGTGCTATTGCTTAGAAGCTTACAAAATTCACCATATGCTGATGAAGAATGGAGTCTAAGTGATACCAGTACAGAAATAATTTATACACCTCCCAGAAATACCTTTAAAAAAGGAGCCTATAGAGTTGATGTCTGGTTTGACAATAATATTGATAACAGCTTTCCTTATACAAACTATGACTATATCTATTACCAAGATCCAAATGACCAATGGCACAAAACAGAAGGTCTTGTTGATATAAATGGTTTTTATTATGAGGAAGGTAATGGAAATAGAACATACTATTTTCTGTTTGAATCAGACGCAGCAAGGTATGGAGAAACTGGACAATGGACTGTGCAGTTTAAAAATCAAACTCTTTCTACCTCTATACCTAGCTCACACAGGCCGCACTCCACTATTTCCTCCCAAGGGTCTGTCAGCTCCTCCAGCGACTCCGTTTCCCCACCGCAGAGCCTCCCACCCAGGCGGCATACAAGATCCCACGAAAGCGAAGAGGGAAGCGCTAGTAGCACCACCGGGACCCCGCCGCAGACTCCAGTTCGACAACGACGACGACGACGAGAAGGAGAACCAACGTCCACCACCAGAGAAGCTCCCAGAAACAAGAGACAACGACGAGCCAGAGCGGTGGTCGGTGCTGGGGTATCTGCTGGAGAAGTGGGAAGCGGACATCGAACGGTTCCAGCAACAGGTCTTACAGGACTTGCAAGACTTGAAGCTGAAGCTCGGGATCCATTGATTGCAATCTTTAAAGGTCGCTCAAATCAGTTAAAATGTTGGCGTTATAGAATTCCAAAAAATCTTTATACTCAGGCAACAACTGTGTTTAGATGGGCTGGGGAAGAGGAAGATGTTAGTTATGCATCACATAGAATGCTTGTAGCATTTCAAAATCAGGCTCAGAGAAAGCAGTTTCTAAGTAGTGTGTCTATTCCAAGGGGGATACTTTATGCTTATGGACATTTGGACTCATTATAAATTGCACTATGAATCCTAGCAAGCGTGCAAAGCGTGATACTGTTGACAATTTGTATAGGCAATGTCAATTAGGGGCTGATTGTCCACCTGATGTAAGAAATAAAGTTGAAGCCACAACTCTTGCTGACAAACTTCTGCAAGCATTTGGAAGTATTATTTTTTTAGGGGGTTTGGGGATAGGGTCTGGCAGCGGATCGGGTACTGTTACGGCAGGTAGAGCAATACCTGAGGTAGTGCCAGAAATAACAGCACCAGCCCCAGAACCTGTACGACCTTTACGACCAACTAATCCTAGAAACACCACACGACCGTTTTCGGTGCCCTTGGATAGGATTGGGGTACCTGGTTCAGGAGGTCGTCCAGTAACAATTGATGCCTCCAGTTCTTCTATAGTTCCCTTATCAGACCCTATTCCTGACACGGTAATAACGTTAGGTGATCCAACAGTTGGTGTTACTACAAATATTGCTGTAGATGTAAATCCAATAGAATTGGAAACTATAACAACAACTACAAATAGACCAGCAATTATAAATGTAACTCCCATAGAACCGCCACCGGTACGTGTAGTATATAGTGAAAATCCTTCTTTTACACCATTAGATACACTTTATACAACCCGTGTAGAGCCTAATGTAAATGTGTTTGTGGATCCCACATCTTTAGGGGAACATATAGGCCTGGAGGAAATAGAATTAGAGACTTTGGGAGGTCCTGAAACATTTGAAATAGAAGAATCAGGTCCTAGCACTAGCACACCTATTGAGAGGCTGCAACGTGTTTATGCCAGAGCCCGCCAATTTTATCAAAGGCATGTAGAGCAAGTGCCTACAAGAAATTTAGATTTTTTAGGTCAACCTTCCCGCGCAATTTTATTTGGCTATGATAATCCCGCCTTTACGGATGACATCACTTTAGAATTTCAACAAGACTTGCAAGAGGTAGCTGCTGCTCCAGATGAGGCATTTAGAGATATTCGGACATTAAGTAGACCAACATTCACATTAACTAATGAAGGTACAATTCGATTAAGTAGGCTAGGAACCCGAGGGACCATGCAAACCAGAAGTGGTCGTGTAGTTGGTCAAACTGCACATTTTTATTATGATGTGTCATCTATTCCAGAGGCTGGAGAAATAGAAATGCAAGACCTAGTCACACCAGGCGTGCCACACACTATTGTTAACCCACAGGCAGAAAGTAGTTTTATAGATGCATTAGCTGAGTCTGCTGTTTTTAATGAGACTGACTTAATAGATCCATATAATGAGTCTTTTGACAATGCACAATTAATATTAGAAGCTCAACCAGAGACAGATGATTGGATTGCTCATCCCACATTTATACCTACAGAATATACTACACCATTAATAGCTGATATTGGTGATGGTTTATTTTATTCAGCTCCAACCAACATGTCAGAAAATACACATATATCCTTTCCAAGCACCCCTATAATGCCTGGAGTAACTATAGATATTTATTCCATTGATTATGATATACACCCGTCTTTATTAAAAAGGAAACGCAAACGAATAGATTATGTTTGATGTTTTGCAGATGGCATTGTGGTTGCAGACGCGTGGTAATTTATATCTACCTCCCAGCAAACCAGTTGCAACTGTGATGAGTACAGATGATTATGTTATTCCTACCAATATGTATTTTCATGGAGGTACTGATCGCATGTTAATTGTGGGACATCCATATCATGATGTTACTGATGGTATTGATTCTAACAAGTTATTGGTACCCAAATGTTCAGGTAATCAATTCAGAGTTATTAGGTTGTTATTCCCAGATCCTAATAAATTTGCAATTGCTGATAAATCTATATTTAATCCTGAAAAGGAACGTTTGGTGTGGAGGTTGGAAGGTATAGAAATAGGACGTGGGGGACCTTTAGGCATTGGATTAACAGGAAATCCTTTGTTCAATAAATATGCTGACGTGGAGAACATTAAGCAAAATCCTGCACCTCAACAGGATGAGGATTACAGAGTAGATGTTGCTATGGATCCAAAACAAATTCAGCTTTTTWTTGTTGGATGTTCCCCACCCACTGGTGAGCATTGGGACGTTGCAGATAGATGCCCTAATGATAAACCAGATGCAGGGTCTTGTCCCCCAATTCAGTTAGTGACATCTATAATTGAGGATGGAGACATGGTTGATATAGGTTTTGGAAATTGTAATTTCAAGACCTTACAGCAGGATAAAGCTGGAACACCTTTAGAGTTAACTAATGAAAAGTGTAAATGGCCAGATTTTTTGAAAATGGAAAAAGATACGTATGGTGATCAAATGTTTTTTTGTGGTAGAAAGGAACAAATGTATTCCAGACATATGTTAGCCAGAGCGGGTATTGATGGTGATCATGTGCCAGAAACGTTGTATCACTCACCAGTAAATAAGGTAAATGGCCTTGCTCCCTACACGTATTTTCCAACCACAAGCGGTTCCTTAGTTACTAGTGATAATCAATTATTTAATAGACCATATTGGCTGCATAATTCACAAGGTGCTAATAACGGTATTTGCTGGGAAAATCAGCTATTTGTGACTGTTGTTGATAACACCAGAAATACCAATTTCAACATTTCTGTCTATAAGGAGAATGGAGGTATTCCTAATGAATATCAGTATAAAGCTAAGGATTTTAAAAACTATGTTCGTCATACTGAAGAGTATGAATTAGAGGTAATATTACAGTTGTATAAAGTGCCTTTAAATCCAGAGGTTTTGTCCCATATAAATGTAATGAATCCTGATATACTTGAGAACTGGGAACTATCTTTTGTTCCACCTCCTCCTGAAGGAATCCAGGACTCATACAGATACCTTTTATCTAAAGCAACTAAATGTCCTCCAGATGCTGCTGAAATAGCTAAAAAGGATCCCTGGGGACAATATGCATTCTGGACTATGGATCTGTCTGAAAGACTGTCCTCTGAACTATCTCAGTTTGCATTAGGTAAAAAGTTTTTATATCAAACCGGTATGTTACGGAAAAAACGTGTAAGGACCGATGGTATATCATCAAAAAGGTCTGCTAAACGCAAGCGGACGAAGTAATCTGTATTGGTATTGATTTCTATGTCTGTAAGTTATGTTTACATACTGTGAATATTTGTGAATAATAAAAATTGCTATGTGAGCAATAATCTGACTCATGGGGTCAATATTTTTGCCACCGCCTCCATCCTTTAATTGCATCCTTAGGACTTAGTTACAGACTGCTGTGGACAGTGTGGTCAGTCTGTTGACTCTTTACCATCTTCGGTGCTAAAAAGGCGCCAAAGGCAAAATTTGGCAGCCCTTCCATGTTTTGACAACCGTTCACGGTCGGTAAGTATAGCTGCGGGTGAGTACAAGTTCAAACAAAATGGGTTGACTCAAACACACCTGGCTGAAACCTGAGTCGGTTGCCTCGGGACCGAAGGCGGTACTAAAGTGTAGATAAGAGCAATAGTTGGCAACAACAATCTTCCTAAGGCTTTATAATACACCGGGAGTGGTATATATAAAATCAGCAGCTTCTGCACTTTTCAGCAGCTTTT